CAGGTGGTGACATCGCGTCCCATCAATCCCCAGGAGATCGGAAACCAGCTGTGGCTGGCGGGCGGCTGACGCCGGGAAAGGAAAATAAATGACATTATACACAGACCTGCTCATCACCGATGACGACCTTGACCTGGATGTGGCCGGCAATCCGCTGCTGGTGGATGACCGGGATGTGATCGCCCAGGATCTGGTTCACATGATCCGGGAAAAAGGATTTTTGCCGCCTCTGGTTGGCAACCGGAACCGGGATCTGATCAACCGCACCCAGGTGGAAATCACCCTGGCCGTGGACAATGACACCCGGATTGTGCCGGGGTCGGCATACATTGAGGAGCCGGAACCCGGCACCTTTTACCTGGTGGCACAAACCATCAAATTTGGCCCGGTGGGCTTTTATCTGGGGGGATAATGACTGATCCGATTTATACACAGATGCTGGCAGATGCCGGCATACCGACCACTGAAACAGGGATCAAGGCCGAGTGGGATGCGATCAATGAGGCCCAGGATTTGCAGATTGCAAACAACTCTGCCTGGTCGCCTTTCTGGCGGCTGATCACGGCCATTGTGACCACCCCGGCCCTGTGGCTGGTTGACCTGCTGATCAACCATGCCCTGCCAAACGCATTTCTCAAACACGCCACCGGCATCTGGCTGGATCTGCTGGCCTGGGCCGTGGATGTGGAGCGCAAAGAGGCCACCAAAGCGTCCGGACATCTTCTGTTTTCAAGGGAAGATACTTCCGGTGAAGCAGTGGTGGAGACAGGGATACTCGTGGCCACACCGGCCATCAACGGGGTGGTGTACCGCCTGGTCACCACCGAAGAAACCACCCTGGCGGACGGGGAAGTCTCTGCCCTGGTGCCGGTGGAAGCAGAGCAGACCGGTACCGCGTACAATTTAGGGCCCGGATATTACACCGTGCTGCCGGAGCCGGTGGCCGGCATCGATGCGGTGACCAACGAGTCAGACTGGATATCGGTGGCCGGAGCGGACGAAGAATCCGACGAATCTTTACGCCTGCGCTGCAGGAACCAGTTTTCCGCTGTGGGCCAGTATCACCATGATGCGGCTTACCGGGCAGACATCTCCTTATTCGCCGGAATCCGGACAGATTATATATGGTTTGAGCATGGTGCCCCCAGGGGGCCGGGATCTGCCAACGCATATATAATGATTGACAGCGGCGCACCGACACAGACGTTCGTCGATGAAATCAACGCATATATCATTGACAACGGCCACCACGGGCACGGGGATGACATGCTGTGCATGGTCATGCCGGTCACGCCCGTGCCTCTGGCGGTGACCGTGTATCACAGCAGCCTGCTGACCGAAGACGAAAAAACAGCGCTCCAGTCCGGGGTCACCGACCGGATCCGGTATGCGTTCAGAGAAAACCAGGACTATGAAGACATGACCCGGACCATGCCGTTTTCCCGGTTTAGTTTTTCCAAACTGGCGGATGAACTGCATGATCAGTTGCCGGATCTTGTCAGTGTGGCGTTTTCATTATCCGACATTGTCAATGCCATGGAGATCCCCACCCTGGACACATTGACCGTGACCCTTGAGGAGGCCTGATGTCATCCCCTGTATTGCCTGAATTCAAACTGCCGGTATGGATGAACCAGGGAGAAGTGGCCAAACTGGCCGCGTCTGCCCGGGCATTTTTTTCCATGCTGGGTGACTGGGCTGCCTGGCCGGTGACACAGATGGACCCTTTAACCTGCGGGGTGCGGGTCCTGAATCTGATTGCCTGGCAGCGGGACATCACCCGGTTTGACACAGAACCGCTGGACCTGTTCCGGCTCCGTGTCAAATATGCGTATGCCAATGCCCGGGATGCCGGCAGCGTGGCCGGGTTCAAACGGATTTTTCAACGGTTGAGGATCGGGTACATTGAAGTCGAAGAGCGCATGGACGGCCAGGACTGGGATGTGATCGCCATCCGGGTGTCAGACGGCCAGCTGGCGGAAAACACCCCGCTGATGAACACATTGATTCAGCACTACGGCCGCACGTGCCGCCGGTACGGCTGGGTCACCATCACACAGATCAAAATGGAAATCCACCTGGTGGATTTTTCTAATGATTACGACACAACCAATGCAGTGTGGGAGGAATAATAAATGGGAAGCGTATTCACAACAGCCGGGCAGGCCAGAATCAACGAACTGATCGGTGACGAATCCAACCTGGTGATTGACCGCATGGTGCTGGCATTGATACCGGATCTGGATCCGGCTGACCCCATTGACCGGGGTCAACAGATGCCGGATCCGGGAGATATCGTCCACACTTATACCATCGATGAAGAACACAAGGGATATATCACCCCGGATCAGGTGGTCTACTCGATGCTGCTGGGCGCCGGGGTCGGGGATTTCTCATTCAACTGGATCGGGCTGGTCGAGGCGGTCACGGATACGGTCATCGCCATCACCACCACCCCGGAAATATCCAAATGGGCCACGGATCTGGCTACCAACACCACGGGCAACGCCATCACCCGGAACATGATGCTGTCATTCCAGGACGCCCAAGCCGTCACCGGGATCACGATCACGGCCGAGACCTGGCAGTTTGATTTTTCCGCAGAGTTCAACGCCCATACAAACATGGAGCTGGACCCGGCAGATGATGACGCAGTAAAAAACCGGCACCTGTCCAACGCCCAGGGCAAAAAATGGGAAGATCACGTGGATGACACGGTGCTGCATCGGTTTTTCCCCCAGGGCACCTCCATGCTGTTTGCCCAGGCAGCCGCCCCGGCCGGGTGGACCAAAAAAGCCGACTGGGCCAACGTGGCCGCGCTGCATGTGGGAAACAATTATGCCGAAGGCGGGGGAGACAGCCCGCGATCTTATACCACAGATATCGGCATCGCCAACCACGCCAACCATGCACATTCAGGCCCCAACCACAGGCACACCGGCCCACTGCATAGCCATGACATCATCGTGCCAAAAACAGGATGGGGGACATCAAGTCAGGTCGGGGACGGATACTTAGTCTCCCATAGATGGGATATTAGCAACGCCACAATATCTTCAAACAGAACCTTGATATCCAGTAACGCAGGCAACACCGTCACCGGATACAGCGGAACCGGCAATACCGGATCGGCCGGGGCAGCATCCCACAACATTGACCAAAGCACCTACACGCCCCGATTTGTTCAAGTCATTGCAGCGATAAAGGATTAAATTATGCCGAAAACACCTGTAAGACCCTGCATCAGAAATCTTGACCGGTTCAAAAAAACCGGGTGCCCGGAAAAATACTGGGATGGGCATTCCGGCTGCCCGGCGTGGAAAGAATACACCATACCGGGAGAGGACGGCCAGAAACCCCAGGTCATCAAAGATTGCATTGACTGCCTGTCCGAGCACTGGCAGTTTGAGGCGCTGCGGTTGCTGGAGGGCAACCAGCGGGCTACCGAGAGTTTCAGAAACGGGATGTGCGAACAAGGGCCGGACGGCCGGGTGTATCCCAAAGCGGATCTGGCCATGATCTCATTATTGAGTTCCGTAAAAAACAGGGCGGGCCGGCCCCATCGTCATGGCGATAACGGATTTATGATAGGAGAATAATCATGCTCCAGCTGGACAACTTCCGGGTCCCGGGTAAAAACCTGCTGGTCAGCGGCAACCTGGAGCTGAGAACAGAAGATATTGCCGGGGAGACCTCCGGTACCGATGCCGTGGAAAAAGGCATCAAGCCGAAAATCCTGCGGGTGGGGATATCCATTCCGTTTAAAACGCCCCAGGACATGACCGACCTGATCAATACCGCCGAGGCTGTGGGTGAAAATGGAGAGCGCAGGATCTATACCATCACCAACCGGACCGCCAACGCGGCCGGTATTCGCCAGGTGCGGTTTTTTGAGCACTTCAACTGGAACGAGGAGGAATCCATGCAGCTGTGGCAGGCATCGTTCACACTCCAGGAATATCTGAGCAACCCCGAGCGCGTGGAAAACCGGGAACCGGACCTGGTATCAGCCAACACCGATAATCTGACAGAATACCAGGTCCTGCTGGATCAGGCGGTCAATCTGCCGTCATAACCAGGTAACCCGGAGAAGCCAACCGCTATGAAACTTATCAAAACGCTGACAATCAACGGAACCAGCGTGGGCCTGGTCAAAGATCATGTTTTTCTTGACATTGCCACCCCGGGACGGGCGGATTTTACTGTCAGAAGTGCCGCGCCGCTTTCCGGCATCGTCAACCTGGCCATTGCCGACGCGTCCCAGGGCCGGGCCCTGGATTTTTTCACCGGGTTCATTGCCCAGAGCCACACGGTGGACCGGGCCCAGCAGCGTATTTTCTGCCGGGAGCTGTCCGCAGTCCTGTGGGCATTGCTGCCGGTGTCCATCCGCAACGCTTCCATGACAGATATTCTCAACGTCTACGCCAGAAAAACCGGCCTGAAATTTTCCACACCGGCCCAGTCCTACGCCGCCACGCCCTGCCCCGTGTTCCAGAGCGTGGGCACCGGCATCCACGGGCTTGACGCTCTGGGCAAAGTGTTTGGCATAACAAACTACATCTGGCAGCAGCAGGGAGACGGCACCGTGTATGCGGGCGCCTGGGAACACAGCCGGTGGGCCGGCAAGCCGTTCACTGTGCCGGAGCGGTTTTTCCAGGACGTACAGCTGGACGGCACCAAAACCATGCAGGCAATCCCGGGGTTGCGCCCGGGGGTCCTGTTCAACGGGCAGTACATAACCAGCCTGCAACTCAAAGAACACTTCATGGTGGTGACATGCGAAAAGCAATTAAGCGCATTATTCTAAGGATGTTTCCGGAGCTGGCCGGCGGGTACCACCTGGACCGGTATGCCAGGATCGTCAAAATATCCGACCCGCCCGCAGCCGGATCCGTGTGCGACCGGTTCCGCCCATACTGGGCCACGGACATCGAGATCCTGACCCCGGAAGGCAAGCCGGCCCAGGGTTTCCCCAAGTATGAAGCCGTCCCACTGCCCCTGCCGGCCGGCGGACAGAGCGCCGGGTTTTTCCTGTGGCCACGTCCCGGAACCATCGTCACGGTCCGGTGGATCGAAGGCCGACCGGATCACCCGGTGATCCAGCATATCTATCCCATGGGCCTCACCCTGCCGGACGTGCCGGACAATATGGGCAAATGGCAGCAGCGCACCGGCGTCCACCAGGCCGTGGACCCCACCGGCAACTGGGAACGGACAACAGACAAAGATATCCAGGACACAGCCCAGAACATCAACCACTCTGCGGCCCAGGACATTGACCAGGCGGCCGGCGGCAACGCCAGCGAAACTGTGGGACAGACCAAATCCATTTCAGCCGGGCAGGCATTCACAGTCAACGCGCCCGTGGTTGAGATCGGCATGTCCGGCGGCCCCAGCCTGCTGCCCCTGATCACCTCCGCCCTGGCCGCCATCGAGCAGGCCCTGGACATCCTTGCAGATCACACCCACCCGGGCGTGGGAGCCAGCGACGTATCCGCCGACGTTCACGACCACGCCGATACCGTCGGTACCGCACACACCGGAGTCACAACCCTCCAAAGCTAACCACCCGCCGGACCGCCGCAGGCACCGCTACCACCACATAAAAGCCCGGGGAAAATCCCCCAACCGTCCCTGCCC